TTGATATGTGCCAGGAGTTCTTACAGCATTAGAATAATCATGTGCGACATAATCACCATTCCAATCACTATAAGTCACAGTGCTCCAACCCTCAGTGCCAGAAAACTGATTGACAGTTACACTAGTTGGTTGAGGTGAAGCAACAGCATTATTGATTGTATGTCTTACGTATGCCATCAATCAGACGCCTTTTTTGTATTTATCTCTTGTTGCCGTTCATCTGCTTCAGCATCTTCTGAAGTTCCGCAGTGCTACCGACAAACATAGCGTTGTTTGTGACCTTGGTTGGACCTTTCTTTTCTTCGTCAAGATCCTTCATCTTCTTATGGAGATCCTGTAGTTTCTCAGTCATGTCTGCAACATGCTTCATTGCCGCTACAGCGACTTCATACGCTCTTGGGTGTCCACTCTCCTGAGCGACCTCTAAAGCGCCTCTGACCGCCTCCTGACCCTGATCTATGAGGGTGTATAACTCACCCCTGGTATATTCATAATCTTTTGTGCGATCATCTTTATCTAGATGCTCTGGTTTTGGTTTGATTGGTTTGCTTTCCTCTACAACTTCTGCATCAATATTGAGTAGTTCTTCCATGTTCTCTTCTAGGCTCATAGGAATTCCATCCCTTCGTTGAATCCAAAGTCATCATCTGCCGTTACGAATGCATCATCGGCAGCGTCAATCTGACCATCCTGGTTATAATCAACTGTTGCTTTAGGTGTGTAGGACAACTCAACATGTCTCTTATTGACATTGAGATCGCCAATCGTTTCAATAACACGTGCCTTACGGATAACATCTGCCTTGGTGTAAGGACCGTAGATGTAAGACTTGGCAGTAAACTGTAGTGTATACGTGATAGATCTTCTAGTTGTGAAGTCGTCTTCCCAATCATCTTCCATGTTTACACTGTTTAAAACAAAAGCAACGTCTCTAGTTTCATCCATGTCTGGAATAAACTTGATGCTTACATTCAATGATGGTTGGAAGAATGGTAAAATTTGTTCTAAAATTTGAAGACCATCGTCCTGAGACTTTGCGATGATACCAACTTCAAATCCAATGTTGTATGGAACGGGAACATATTGAGTTCTTACTTCAGTTCCATTGTCATCAATGACAGTTCTGTACTTTTGAAGCGCAGCAGTTTTTCTTGCTCCATCATATTCAATACTGATCATTTCAAAATAGATTCTTGGTAATGTAATTGCTACCTTTCTACCATCGGAAGAATTACCTTGAAGTCTATAAAGAAACTTTTGTTTTGGACCATACGCCAAAGGAACTTTTTCAGTCTCAAGCGTTTGACCATCAATAGTCTTTTTCAGTTCAATGTTGTTGAATAGAGTGCCGAATGTAATGACAGTTTTTCTGACTGCCTCGTTATAAAATTGTGTTCCTAACATCAGAAGCTACCTGTATAATTACCAAACTCACCAAAGGGATTCTTTTCACCCCAGTCAATAATGTCGTCCGCACCTTCTTCAATTGCTTGATTCTGATCAAACTCAGTGCTTGTATTATTAATGGTAGAGAATGTTCCTAATGTATATATCGCATTTGACTCAACACCACGGATCATGTCACCGTCAAGGAAGTTACCTGTGCGGTTCATAACCTCAAGAGTATATGTTACACCATTCCAGTCAGCAACCTCAGCGATAGTAGCACTAGTCAAATCATACATCGTTGCTCTTTGACCACTGGTTGTAGTCTCTGTGTATGCATTAATGACATACTGTAGGTTGACTGCATCGTAATAGAAGTAACCAGGAACGGTTGTTACATCAGTTCCATTATATGTGTAAACATACGAGATCCTTGTGTCTTCAAACTTCCAGTAAAAATACTTTGTTTGAGTTGTTGTTGCAAATGTAGGATCAAAGTTACCGAGAGCGGTAACCGTGATGACGCTATCGGATGAAGTCCAGTTTCTGGCAGCACTCTGCTGAACAAATCCACCGATGACAACATGCTCGTCGTTGAGGAAGTTGATTGCTTCTGGTGGAGCATCAATAGTAATGATGGGTGCTGTGGTATATCCAGAACCACCATTCACAACAGATAACGATACAACGCCACCATCTCGGATTGAGGATTCAACGATAGCACCCTGTCCACCACCACCAGATACGGTAACTCCTGGTGCAGTATTATATCCAGTTCCTGCTAGAGTTACTGTTGCTCCAGTGACTTCACCACCCACATTAACTGTAACTGTTCCAGTAGCTTGTTGTCTGGTAGTAAGACCAAGGTTAAGCGTGGTGATGTTGCTGAACTCTCTTTCAATGTCGTCAATGTCATCAATTCCTGTATCAAACTTCTCTGCTCCTTGTTCGTAGAGCTCAGCAGTAAGAATATAAAAATACTGTTTTCCGAGTTGAAAGAATGGTTGTTCTCGCTCAACGTACTTGATCTCGTAGATATCTTCTGTTAGAGGATAGTAAATTAGATCTCCCTCGTTAGGTCTGCCGTCTACTGCTAGACTCAATGCAGGATTTGCAGACTGCTCCCATCTTCTACGTGAGACTACAAAGGTAATCTCATCTGTAATTCTGAGTCCAAACTTACTCACGAACTCAGAACCAGCACCAAAACCTTCTACGTTAACCAGCATCATTTCAATCATGTAACTCTGATTGAATTCAGACTGAATAACTTCTCCTAGTGCCTTGTCCTTTAAGCTGACTCTAGGTATATAAAATACATCAGCACCAAACAGTTTGATTTGCTCGTCCACAAGATCCTGTACGAGATTCTGTTCGGTTCTGTTTCCGCCATGTTGTGGGAAGTAAACCTTTTTCATCCGATCATGTCCATTGGAGGTAGTTCATATGTGCTGCTTGATTTCTCCATCAATGCAGCAATCTCTGCTTGTGCATCTGTGTAGAGTTCTCTACCATTCATACTGACACCGCCAGGAAGTTGGATGCCATTAAATTTAATCAAGTTCTGTCCCCACTGACGCTTAATCAGTGCGGTTGCATATTTCTTGACAAAAGGATCATTATAGACCTGAGTGAACGAATCTGGATCAAGTGCTCTGTAGCAATCAATGATCACATAGACATCTTCGTCAAGCATATCTTTTCCAACATCCAAGTAAAGTCTGTCTTGGCGTTGGTTAAATCTAAACTCAACAAACGAACCATTGTTGAGTACCATGTCAATCGTTTCCATCCACTGCTTAACCATGAAGTAGTTAAGCATGTCTAGTGAACCAACTGCATAGAGATCATTCAGAAAGATCTGGTATTCAATACCAAACAGGTTGTTTCTGATTGCATTGCTAGCAAGTCCAAATACTCTAGAGATTCCCATGACGTGAGATGGGATCTCAATGTATCTGTTTCTCTCTTCCCAATCAGTTCCACTGATGGTTGTGATTGTATTTGAAGTATCAAACTTCGTCTCATCTGCTGCAGTGAACAGATGCTTTAGATACATACGCTCAACGCCATCATAATGACGCTCACGATAATATTGAAGAGCGTCGTCAATGGCGTCTTCAATCTGATCGTCGTCTACGTTGATCTCCAGAACTGGGAACCCTAACTGTCTGAGACAGTAGTCCCTAAGCTCGGACCTACTGGCAGGTTGAGCCATGTGATATACCTACAGTTTTCCTAGAGGTATTTATGTTTAGGACACTGCATAGGTATTTCCACATTCTGTTTCACTGTGCCAAGAAAGAATAGTTTTGCGAATCTTTGTTTTATTTTCTGTTGCCCTATGCACAATAAAACTTGGAAATGTTATAATATCTCCCTCTTCAATATTGTCAAGAGTGAGTATCTCTCCAGTCACAGAATTCATAAACTGTGTTGGTGGAGATCCTTCTGGATATTCCAAGTAATATACTGAAGTAAACATGGCTCTCATGTGAGTATGCCAACCATGTTTACCTCCCTCAACATATTGTTGATACCAAAAATTACCAACTTCAAAAAATTTATAATTAAATTCTTCAATTAAAACCTTATGCATATGCTGTTGTACAGCATCTTTCATTACTTCCCAATATCTTTTTCTCCCCGTTCCATAGGTTCCCCAGTCAGATAAAATATCCATGGTCTCAGTTTTGAGATTGGATTTTTTCATGTCGTGGTTGATATAATCAAGCACATCATCTCTTAAAGCATCATGCTGCTCAAATCTTTTTATGCAACAGGGAGAATCAAAGTAAAAAATGCTCATCTCATTCTTTTTAAATTTTCATTTTTAAAGACAGTATTTACAGTAAACCTGTATGGATGTGCCAATGATGAAGTTTGATAGATCTTGTGGGGAATACTACTATCAAATAATACTATTCTTCCTGGTTTATAATCTGATACATATTCAATTTCTTCATAGTCATCAGATCTAAAAACTGTGCCACCATCCCACTCAAGATCCCATCTTGGATTTGCATAGTAAAGCATACTAACAAAGTCGCCATTTTCTATACAATCGTTATCACTGTGATATCTATTTGTGGGATGTTGACCATTAAAAACATTGACCCAAGATCTAGTCACTTTTACATTCTTTAAGAACGAATGTAATGGGAAAGCATCTTTAGCACGTTTTACTAGACCCATTATTACTGCTGGATCTAGATTTTTTCCAAAACCAAACACACCTTGAAAATCTAAAACTGCTGTATCATTTTGGGGAACTAATGGAAATTCCATTGTTCTTAGATCAAAATAGAACTCGTTAATAGTAGCGGGATGAAATAAGTCATCATAGACTTCTATTTTTTTACCCGTTTTTGTTGTAATCTCAGTCAGTTTCATCTTTATAGATATGCTCCTTCAAAAATTCATAGTGTGTTGGTAGAGTC